TCCAGCAGAGGGGACTTGCGGAACTCGTCGATCACATAGTTGGTCAACTTGTCCTGAGACAAGTTCTTGGCGTCAGCCAGAGTAAACTGTGCCATAATTCATACTTCCTTTCAAAATTTTAGTTGTTTTTGGGAAACAGCGCAGCGCCGAGGGCGTCACGCAGGCTTCCAGGTTCCTGGGCCTTTGCCGCACCGCCGGCGGTCTGGGTGCCGGCCGCAGCGAAGGGGGTTTTCGTTCCAGCGGCACCGGCGCCAGCGCCGTCTTTGCCCCCTTCCTCCTTGAAGGCGTCAGGGTTCTTCTCCCTGATTTCCTTCATAAGGTCATCCATGCCAAGCAGGGACTTCCCATCCTCCGACACTTTCAGCCCCGCAGCCTTTACTTTGGCGGCAACGCCGTCCTTGGCAAAACTGGAGGTGAACTCAATGCCGGCCAGACAGTCCCGGATCAGGGCGTCCGTCTGCACCTCGGCAATTTTCGCCTTGGCGTCCTTGTCAGCCTGCTCCACCTTGGACTTCCACTCGGGATCATAGCCCTCCAACTTCTGGTTGGCGGTGTCCAAACGGGTCTTCAGGTCGTCCCGTTCGGTGGTGAGGGTGGCGATGGGGGCCTTGGCAGCCTCGATGTCTTTGCCGTTCTCGGCCATAATAGCGTCAACGGCGGACTTGGGGAGCTTTACGCCCTCCCCCAAATCCAGAGTTTCAAGAAATTCACGCTTCATTGTGTCCCTTTCTCCGCTATGCTTTGGTACGGGGGTCGCTTCCCCTTGCGGTGCGCCATTGTTACGCCCGGCACAAAGGCAAATTTATAAACTCCAGCACATCGCCGGGGTTATACAAAAAAGACCGCTTGCAAATTCAAGCGGTGTGGGGTATAATACTGGTGAGGTATTCATTTACCTTACCAGTGAGGCGTAACCTCTGCTATTTGGGCGGGGGGGACGCCTCATTTGCTGTCTTGGTACCGCCAGATCCTTACATCGTCATCCGACAGGATAATCATAATGTCAAGGCTTGGCCGATCTGGTCTCCATTGCAATCGCTTGCGGACAACTTCTTCCAGCCGCTCCAAATCAATAGAACGCCCACGATAGTCCAGGATAATCCCACCGGGATCCTTTTCTATCTGTTTCAGGCCTTGCCTTATGGCGTGATTTGCCGCTTTTTCCGTTGTCGGAGTTTTAAGCTCCCACAATTTCCCTTTCCACAGGAAATCAGGCGTTTTTACGCCATCTTGATTGATCTCTTGCAGAAGCCTTATATCACCACCAAAGTGGTCATGTAGCCATTTGGCAACGGTGCTTTCTTGCTGGTGGCTGTCTACATCGTAGCCTTCTTCGTATGTAATAGCCCCATCCCCAGGCGTAGCCGCCTGTTGGTAATCGGCTGTTACATCGGTTTTGACCGTGCTATTTTCCCGGGCTTTGGGTGGTTCAGAAGTAGAAGCCCGGGGCGGTTTGGCGGGCGGCAGTTTTTTGGGGGCCTCTGTTCCACCGCTTTCAACCGCTTCCCGCTCATACTGACGCTTTAGTCCAGTCTGAGCCAAGAAGTCCCGATATTTTGCAGAAACCCTCCGCAGGTATGCGGCGGCTTCAGAGCCGTCCTGACCCGCCGCTTCCATTGCCGCCTTCTCCCGCTTCCAGTGCCTTATCTGGCGCTCAAAACTGCGTTGCTTGGCCACAGCCTCGGCCTCGGTCAGCATTTTCCCATTGTATGGATACTTCGGGGCGTTCAGCTCTTCCAGTTCCTCCTCGGTATAAGCGGGGCGGCTCACGCCCTCAATATACGGGAAGAAACTGTGACGGCAATTCCAGCCACCCAGCCCCTCGCCGGTGCCATAGCCAGTACATTCCTCAAAATCGGGGTATTTGTCGCTCTTCCCTGATCTGCTGAATACCCGGCCCTGCCACCAAGCATGGTTGCCGGGGTTTTCCATGCCATCCCCGATACGGGCGCCCGCATGGGCAGACACCTCTACGAGGTCACAGCCCATTTCATCCAGCCGGGCCATCTGAAGGCGTAGCGCCGCCTGGTTTACCCCTGTAAGCACTGCCCGGCGCACACATACATCCAGCTTGTCGATGTGGCCGCTGGGGTAACGGATAGACGGGGGGCCAGTTTTGCCCCCCACCCCCTGCTTGCACAAATCCTTGATTGCCATATTTATGGCCTGCTGCGAAGAGAAGGCCCCGGTCTGGATTTGGAGCCACGCACGATCAAGCGCCCTCTCAAATTGCCTGGTGGCTGTGCTTGCCGTTGTCTTGGTCAGGTTCTCAAAAAGCCCCTTGGTAATGCGTAGGCCATCATCGAGTACCGCCTGAAGCTGTGGATCCACAGCCAGCGGGGTCGGGTTCAATCCGGCGGCGGTATATATCTGGTCGTCAAAGGCCAAGGTTTCCATACCCGCCTCGGTCATAAGCTGCTGGATGTGCTTTTCCGTCGTACCCATCACGGAGGACAGTGCCTTCACAATGTCCTGGTGCAGGCTTCCCATCTCCACCAGCTTTTGGTACTGCCATTGCGTTGCGGGTATGAAGTCGTCAAAGGCGGCGATCCGGCGGGCCATGTTACACAGAATGTCGGCTTCTACCTCCGCATACAGTTCCACCATTCTGTCTGGCAGCCGCTCCAGATATTCAGGCCGCAACATGGGATCACCTCTTCGGGGAGCCGAAGCCCATCAGATCATCGTCGTCTTTCTCGTCTTCTTTCCCGGCGGCCACCATAGCCTTGGCTTCCTCCTCGGTCTCACCGTAGAACTTCATGCGGTACTCCCACCACTGTGCGGCTCCGTCCCGGCAGTCTTGACGCATTTGCTCCCGCTCTCGGTCAAGGTCTACGGTAATAGCGTCCCCCCACACAAAGGTGGGTGTAACCTCTCCATCCGGGGCAAGCCCATACAGGGAAGCATAGAAGTCCATGATCCAAGCGACACGCCGCAATGTGGTCTCCAATGCGCCCTGAATATCACACACGGCGGAATAGCTGCGCTGTTTCGAGGACTTGATTTCCTCGGCGGTCTTTTCCACACTTTGGGGGTCGGACAGGGTGCCATAGGACAGATAGCAGTTGAACTCTATCCGCTTCAGCAGTTTATCCAGTCCATTGAATAGCGAACCATCCCGCAAAGTTGGGGTGAAAACTTCATACAGGTCTCCGCCGGTGCCTTTGTCAATGTTCAGTTCCCGGAACAGCCTTTCCCGGCCGTGGGGCATATCCATCACGGGCCGCCCGGTGCCGGGATCCTTGCGGCCATTCTTATCTGCCCGAAGCGCACCCGCCGAAGCGTCAACCGCCAGTTCGCCGCCCTCATACTCCCACAGGGTGCGCCCATATTGGCGGTCAGCCTCTTCAATGGGGCCAGCAGCCCGGCTATATATGGACGGCCCAAGGGGGCTGTCAGGGTCGATGGTGTTGGCCATCGGGAGATTGAATACCGCAAACAGGGGGTATTCAAGAAGGCTCATACCTTCCTGCCCACCAGCGTCAACGGTTTTGTAATAGATGGTCAATTCCGGGGCCAGTTCTGCCCACTCCGGCACTTGTGTCAGCGGGATTTCTTTTCCCAGTTGCGTCTCTTCGCCCGAAGAAAATGCCCGATTGGTGATGATGTACCCCGCCGGGGTCATTTCATGCCGCTCCAAGCGGGTGTACCACACCCGGCCACGGCGCAGCCGTTCGACAAACACGCCGCCGGTAATTCCGCCCCGGCCGCTATATGTGGTAGGAATGAAGCGGCCAGCTTTGACAAAATCGAAGGTCAGGCCGTTGGCGTCCACATAGGGCTTAAAGACCAGATGGCCGCCAGCGGCGGCAAATTCCATTTGCTTCCGAAGGTCGCCCATCATCTCCTGCCAAGGGCCGTTAAGGTATTCAGCCCGGGGGGAGCCGGTCAGTTCACTATCGGCCTCCACAGTCACCAGTCGGGCAATCTCCCCGGCTATCGCTGACGGCAGACTAATGGTGGGGACATCCTCTTCGGATACCCAGGGGGGCCGATTCTCAAACATTTTCCACCACTTGTCAATGGCAGACTGCATTTTGGAGCTGACCAGAACTTCCCCTTCGAGAGTGCTGGCCACGCTATCAAAGCCAAACATTCGGCCCCACGCTCCTTTCAGCCATGAAATAAATCTTTGAAACATAGTTATTGCCCCCTGCGTTTCCACACCGTTTCCATCGCATACCGCACGGCGTCAATGTGGTGGTTATCCCGGTCTGGATAGGTAGAGATCAGCTCTCCGTCTTTTGTTCTCTCAAATTCGTATTCGCTGAACTCCTTTGCCGTGTGGGGGCAGCGCACAGGGTCAATGATGATGGCAGACAGCCGCCCCAGCCACTTCATGGAATAATCTACACTGCCGGGGCCTTTGATTGCCCCCCGGCACCAGAGGCCGAAACTCTTATAGTCCCCGACGCTCTTCTGTTCGGCACTGTCCGCTGTTATGAGGTCGTCAGCCGTCACACCATGTTCCTCACGGAGGATCCTGGCGGTGGCCTCGTTGCCCTTGCGGTATTCCCGGGCTTCGTCGTAGATGTAAAGCGTCATGCGGGCGGGGTCATAGTGCATTTTGTTGAATGCCCAGGGGTCAGGGTAGAAGCCCCAGTCCACGCCCATGTAGATACGGTCAAAGCCAGCCAGTAGATCGTCCGATATAGGCTCCAGTTTCACATTGTCGAAGACATTGGCGCCGCTGCCAGTGACTTCCCCCAGATACTCGTTGCGGTATGCGGTGGGGTTTATCATCTTCAGTTGCTCGGCGTCTGCGATAAACCGGGGGCCAAGCCAATCTGGGGGCGTGTCGAGGTAGGTGCTGTGATGGATAACCTGCCCCGGCTTCGGCTCCAGTGCGTACCTATTGGCCCAGTTGGAAGCACTGGCCGGCGGGTTGAAGGATTTGAAGGTGATAGCGATGGGGCCACCACGCAAAAGGGACTGTTCCACATTTCGGATGGATTCAGGGCCGTCAAATTGATCCAGCTCCTCGAAGTGGATATAGGCCACATATCCGAAGGGCAGCTTTATGGACTTCAGGTTGCCTGGATCATCCAGACCAAAGAACATGATTTTTTGACCCGTGGGCAGATAGGTCAACTCCATGGGGCTGACCGTGGCCTTCCACTTCTTCCTCATGCCCAACTGATCCAGCGCCCAAAGATACTGGTTATAGACAGACCGACGCAGGGTGTTATCCTTGCGTCGGAGGACTACCGCATGGGTGTTTGGGTGCTTCAGCATTTGGGTCTCTATCTCCTCGGAGATCCAGGAGGACTTGGCCCCGCCACGCCCTCCCTTACACAGAGCCTCGCTGACGGTTCCAGCCTTGATCTGGCGGTGGAGGTCAAAAAAGGCGGGGGGCATAACCTCCGCCAGTCTATATGTCATCGACAATGGTAACGCCTCCGTCCTTCCCGCCACCGTTATTATCAAACAGGCACAAGTATTTACTCAACAGCTCCAGGGCCTTCACCTTGTCGTATGTGCTGACCTTTATACCGAACTTTGTCTTTTCAATGCAGGATATGGCCGCCTTCTGGTCTTTGGTCAAATCGTCGGTCTTCGTCGCCTTCACAGTCCTACCCACAACACGGGCGTAATCTGCGCCGTTGGCAAAGGCAATTTTGGCCAGCTCACCAATGACCATATCACCCGTGATTTCAGTCCGCTCCTGTCGGCCTGCACATTCCTTTCTGATTGCCTCCTGGATCTCCGGCATTTGCAACAGGTTATGCCCCTGCTGTGCCGCTGTCTTTTTACTGTACCCAGCTCTACCAGCGGCAGCCGTGGCGTTAAAGTCCACCGTGTATTCAACCGCAAACCGCTGTTGTTTCGGCGTCAACGCCACGCATACTCACCACCTCACGCTTTCAAGCTATAATGGTGCCGCCATCGGGACTTGAACCCGAGACCCACGGATTAAAAATCCGTTGCTCTACCAACTGAGCTATGGCAGCATAAAGGCGGCAGGTATGCAGACCTGCCGCCCCCAGAAGGAGAAGTGCCGCCCCGGTGCAGGGCGGCGGGAGAAAAGCCGGTGGTGTAGCCCCTTTCGGTTCTACACCACGATAGCATTATATCACAGAAAAACGGCCCAAAACTATCATCTTTTTTATTCCAGCAAACCCCGGAAGCCGGCCACAGTCAAAATAAAGTCCCGGTGCCACCTCAAAGCTGTGGGTTCGCTTATATTGACCTTGATACAGGCCTCTTTCAGCGTCAAAGCCTGTCGGTAGTCCTTGGGCCAGTACACCAGGCGGATGAGGTCAAGCCGCTCCCGGCCGTCCTTCCGCCGTTTGGTGGCACGGATGGCAGCTTCCACGGCGTCAAGGCTTCGCTGTTCGGTCTGGTTCAGCTCACGGGTAGCGACCTCTTCGGTGGACTTGCTCGGCCCCGGCGCCCCGGGCACCCCCGTATAGTTTGCCGTCATGCTGACCTCATGCAGTGCCCGGTACCGCTCCAGATAGACCGGGTACATCCGCACGATGTTCCGACAGAAGCCCCACCACGGCTCCCTGCTATTGCTCATGTAATCGCCCCCCTTGAATGACCCTGAAATTTTGCCTACGCTCTTTTGCCCTCTGGTCTGCCCTCCGCTGTTTGAGGCCTAACAGTTTCGCCGGCCTTTGATACAATCCGCAGGATCTCCGCTCCTGGGTCGGCTTGCTATAATCCCCATCGTAGCGGCGGCACTTGTCACAGGTGAAGCACGGCTCTGTGGCTTCGCCGGGAGTAAAGAGCGTTATAGGCAGTTCCACGCTCTTGGCGCACAGGTTACAAATACACTGTTGACAGCTCATAATCTATCCGCCTTCTTGTGCCCAGTCTTCAAAAAGGACAGCTCCAAGCCGAACCGTCTGCATGGCACCGCCCAAAGTCTCAACCGCCGCCACAGGATAGGCAATCTGGCCGCCCGGCTGACCTCCCACCATAGGGGATGGCTCAATGGGCGTTGCATACTGAAAAACCCCGTGGAAGTATGCCTTCTCGCCACCGACCAAACATTTCCGCAGGCCACGCCGCCCAGGATCAAAAATGCCCCCCGGGATGGGGTGACTGATATTTTCTCCGTATTTACCTTCCATCTGCCTTTCCCCCTTTTCCTTACCACGGTTTTTTACACACTGGGCATATATCCGTACTGTCTGAAATCCGTTTATGGCACACCGGGCAATCGTCTCGGTCAAAGTTGAAAAGCGTAACAGACCTAACAACCTCCGGCGGTACCCATTCCCCAAGGGTCACTGCCGCCACATAGGTATCTTCCAGGCTCATGTGATTCTCAACGCACCAGTTGTTAATTTCTGCAAAAGTGGGCTGGCGGACAGAGCCAGTAAAAACCATACCCTCGCCGTGTTCAAGCCACTCCATCGTGATTTTGTTCCTGCTCATGTCTGCGCCTCCCATCTCATTTTCATTTGGGCGGGGCAGAGGTCAACCTGGGGACGGCGCTCTCCAGTCCAGCGGAGACCTCCAGCTTTCCCCAAACACTTCCACCCGGCGGCCTTCAGACTGGCCCCGGTTTCGCTTTCCAGTATGTAGGTCACAAGCCGCTTGTACCCCATAGCCCTGGCCGCTCTCCAAGCGGCAGCGTATAGCATAGAGCAGACATTCCGGGTTCCATCGGTGCAAAGTCGGTTGACCTCCAGTGTCCACCCATCGTCCAGGTGTCGGGCCACAGGGCGCCCAACGATGGCAACGCCCACAATCTTCTCGCCATCAGAGCAGCCGATGGAAAACTTATGCCCCACAACTGGCTTATGGTGGCGGTGGTACTGCTCCACAAAGGCGTTGGCTTCCTTCAGGGTCATGGGGACAACTTCAAGGCTCATGGGCTACCCCTCCGTCCATCTTCGCCCCGCAGTTGGGGCAGTAGTCTGGTCGTGGCTCGCCTATCGCACAATAGGAATCCGAATCTGCATAATCCATATAGCTACCGCCACACAAACTACATTCTGTCCCAAACCATTCCCCATGTCTCACCGGCTCCACATCGGCGGCGGTCATCGCTTCCAACGCTTCAATCGGGATGTACCTGCTAAAGAGGGAGCCGTGAACTTTGAGTTCGCCCTCTATTCGTCTCGCTGAAAGTATCCCTTCGATGTCAATGTACTTTGCCATATCATTCACCCCTCCTCTGGGTCAGCCAGAAGTTTTCCTTGTGGAGCCGGTCAACCTCAGCCTTTAGGCTTTGTACTTCGGCTTTCAAGGCCTTCACTTCCTCTGGCGTCAGCCCGGTGTCCTCATAGCCGGCCAGACGGTCAAGGGCCTCCCCCATGAACTTTTTGGGAACAGACCACACATCGAAGCAGTGATCCCCAGAAACGAAGTAGGCTTCATGTCCTGCCAGGATGACCTTTTTCGTAAATCGCTCCATTCGGCTTTCCTCCAAATCTAAAGTTTTCTAAAGCCGCCCCTATGCCACGCTTTTCCTCGGTCTTCCCCGCTTTGCATTGGGTGG